AAGAAAGCAAAAAGAAAAATATTGATTTTGTAAAATCTCATAAATATGGGATGACAGTAACAAACAGAAATTGGGATACAGATGGAAAGTTAGCTAAAATCTTTTTTACCAGTCATGCACTAAAACACAAAATGAGAAACAGAGAATTTTGGAGTTTTGTTGCATGTAGAGACTTTAAAAGAAAAGTTGCTAAGAGTTATCCTGAAAATTGGAATATGTATGTGGTAGTAGATCCTACTGCAAAACTTAGACTGATCTACCAAAAGGCAACATATATTGATATGCTTGTCAAGAAACAGAAAAAGGAATTGAAAACATATAATGAATTTGACATATGACAACAATAGGGGAAGCCATATCAAGAGTAAGAAATGCTCTTAAAGCTGTTAAGGAAGATGCTTTCTTAACTGATAGGACAATCTATTTTGCTCTTAGTAAATATGCAAAGACATTAATCAAAAGAGAAGACAATCAGTTCAGGTTAATGAAGATGAGTCAGATCTTTCAAGTTCTACCATATATTGAACTTATAGATGTTGATAGAGTAGAGGCTGGTTGTATTGGTGTATATTCTGAATGTTATTTTAAAAGATCTAAAGATAAATTACCAAGTATACTGGACGGCATGTTTGGACCTATCATCCGTACTACATCTTCTATAGATGGATCTATAGAAATGTTTAGGACAGATCCTGGTACTTGGGTTTCTATAACTAAGTCAAGCACATTTAAATATAATAAGAGACCATATTTCTGGTACCTTAATGGTTATGTATACTGTCCTAACATAGATTGGGATGCTATAAGAATGGAAGCTATATTTGAAAATAAAGTAGAAACATGTGACACTGATCCATGTTTAATAAAACAAGATGAAGTGTTAGCTATTCCTGATTATTTATTTTCAGAAGCTGAACAGTTTGTACTAAAAGAATTAACTACTATTACACAGATGCCAGCTGATGGTGCAGATGATAGTCAAAACTCATTAAGATAATGGAAGTTTTAGAAAATGCATATGATAAATCTTGTATATATTGTATTTTAAATTATGATACAGGAAAAATGTATATTGGACTAAGTAAACATTATAAAATAAGAGTAAGAGATCATGTTAATGATTTAAAAGCAAATAGACATTCTAATTCTTATTTGCAAAATGCATTTAATAAAAAACAAAAAATGATTATTTTTCCTGTTGAAAAATGTGATGAATTATTTTTAAAAGAAAGAGAAATTTTTTGGATAAGTTACCATAGAACAGATATAAGAAAAAATGGATACAATCTTACAAAAGGTGGTGAAGATTTAGCACACATGACAAAAGAAGCTTTAGAAAAAAGATCATTGACAAGAAAAGGTAAAACTACTGCTCTTAAAGGTAGAAAACAATCATCTGAATGGGTAGAAGCTAGAATGTCTAAACTTAGAGGTCAAAAAAGAAATTATACACCTGAACATATAAAAGCTATTAAAGAGACAATGGCTAAAAATAAAGGTAAAAGATGTAAAGGTAAAATTGTTAAGGTTACAAATTTAGATACTGATACTTGTATTATATTTAATAGCAAAAGAGAAGTTGAAGATTATTTCAATTTAAAAAGAGACAGTTTGATACATAAATTTTATTATGGTAGACCTAGGCAAATATTAAAAGAAATAATTTTTAATAATCATTTAATTCAAAGATAAATGTACAATTACACTCTCCGTTACAGACCTTTTGATCAACTCTTAGAAGATGTATCAATAGACATGAATACTCTTGCTCTAGAAAATATGATAGAGCCTCAGCAATTAATTAAAGTTGCTAAAAGAATAAACTATGATCTTGGTCTAAGGATAAATCAAACAAGAGAAGTTGTACTTGAGGTTTGTCATAATAAAGTAAAGTTACCTGATAATTTTTATACATTTAATTTTGCTTTTATCTGTGGAGAGTATGAAGACCATGTTGGTTATGGTGGAATGTCCGGTGGAACTAATATACAAGAAGTGCCTTATAAAGAGACACCTTCTACAGTAGATCAATGTGCACCACCAACAGTAAACTGCAGATCATGTAATGCTAATCCCTGTAAACACACTGCAGCTTGTGATCTTAATCATCCTATAGTAGATCCAATACCAACTGAGTATGATCCAAATAATCCATATGGCAATACATGTGTACCTCCACGGGTATTCATGAATTGTAAAGGTGAAAAGTGGGAGCTAATCCAAATATTAAATACAGGAGCTACAAGAAGGTATTCTAGACTTATTCCATTAAGAATGAAACAAAGTCAAGAAATAGAATGTGATTGTCCTAATTTGTATTATGATACTGCTAATCAAGGTTGGATAAAAGATGGATTTTTATTTACAACATTTGAGACAGGTAAGGTATATTTAAATTATCAAGGAGCTATGGAAGATGAAGCAGGTAATTTACTTGTACCAGATCATGATTTGCTTAATGATTATTATGAGTATGCAATAAAACAAAGGCTGCTTGAAAACTTATTTATGAATGGAGAAGATGTATCTGCAAGATTACAACTTGTAGAACAAAAGCTTAGAGCTGCAAGAAACCAAGCTTTGAGTTTAGTTAACACTCCAAACTTTAAAGAACTAGAACAAATGTGGTGGACTAATAGAAAAGCAATGTATAGTAAATACTATGACATGTTTAAAAGCTATTCTCCAAATAGAGCATTTTATGGAATTAATGGTGTATCTAGAGTATTATAATCATGGCAGAAGAAAAAGGAAACTTAAATACCAATAAGATTAACACCTTTATAAAAGGTTTACATAAAGACAGTGACCCTGCGTTTATTCAAGAAGGTATGTGGACTTATGCAAGAAATGTAGTTAACAACACTATTGAAGGTGATGTAGGTACATTGTCTAATGAGATTTCAAATATACTTTGTGCAACAGCAGGTTCAACAATTCCTAATACTTTTTCATTCAGGTATGTTATAGGAATGATACACATGTTTAGTGATAAGTGGATTGTGTTCACGGCTTCTCATGCAAGTGCTGTTGAGATTTTACCAAGAGTATCTGAGATAGGTTTATTTGAAGAAGCATCATGCACATATAGACCAATTGTTCAAGATGCATGTTTAGGTTTTAGTAAGTCACATTTAATTTCTGGAGCAGCAAGAGAAAAAGAAGATTGTTCTTGGCAGGTATATTGGTCTGATGGATTAAATCCAGATAGATATTTAAATGTTGGTGATCCAAAAACTTGGCCTAGTTCAGATTATGTTTGGTTAGGTGGAGCTAATGTAAACTACTATTCAAACGGAGTTAATACACAATTTCTTTGGCCAGGAGTTGCTTGGATGCAAGATTGTACAAGAGGAGATTGTGAATTTTGTGTGGATGAGCCGGTGCTTGATTGTGATAAAACAAGGTTAGCCAGATTAATGAGCACACCTTGTCTTAATTTAAGAATTGGTGATGGTTCAGGTTCATTAGAAAATGGTAGTTACTATGCAGTTATTGCATATACAATAAAAGGAGAAAAGATATCAGATTATTTTGCAGCAAGTAATGTTCAACCTGTATATACTCTTAACTCTACACAAGGTTCTTTACAATTAGAAGTAGAAGCAGATTCAGAAAATTTTGATGAGTTTCAACTTGTACTTGTTGCAAACATAAATGAGAATACTGTTGCTAGAGTAATTGGATACTATTCTACAAATACTAGAAACATATTTATAGATCAGTATAAACCTAGTTTTGAGTCTATAGATATAACACTCATACCTTTGATGACTCCTGTATTTGAGAAGTCAGATCAAATGACTCAACTTAATACTTACTTACTCAGAATAGGACCAACATCAAAGTTTGACTTTAATTACCAACCATTAGCAAACTTAATTGAGACTGAGTGGGTATCAGTAGAGTATCCTTCTAATTATTATTTTAGAGGGGGATCAAAGACTAACTTCATGAGAGATGAGGTATATACCTTTTTCATTAGATGGGTGTATAACACAGGAGATAAGTCTGCATCATATCATATTCCAGGAAGAGCTCCTGAAGCTTGGGGACCAAATGGTATTCCAGAAAATGAACCATACTCTAACTCAGATAGTTTTCCAGGAGATACTTTATTATTTCAAACTATAAATACAGCAAGATTAAACCCACCACCAGCACCAGGATTTTATCCTTATACATTATCAGATGGTGGTAGAGTAATAGCTGCTGGTAAAATGGGTTATTGGGAATCTACTGAAATATATCCAGATAATAGACCTGACATATGGAATTCAAGTTATTATGTTTGGACAGGTAAATATAATAATCCAAATGAAGATTATGATTTATGTGGATTACCCATAAGACATCATAAGTTTCCTGAGAATGTGATATATGATGAAACTACAGGACAGTTGTTATCAACTAATGTTGCTCATCATTTTGCAAAAGATTCGGTAACTCAAGCAATTTATATAAGGATGATGTCAGTACAGTTTAAGAATATCATATATCCAAAAGATAATGATGGTAATGATATTCCAGGAATTGTTGGTTATGAAATCTTAAGGGGTTCAAGAGATGGTAACAGAAGTATAATCGCAAAAGGGATGATTAACAACTTTAGAACTTATAATAGAGTTGGCGTTCCTGCTAATAATAGAACAGGTCTTTATGCTAATTATCCTTATAATACTATTATACCAATAGGTAATGATACAACTGGTAATGACCAATATTATAATGATCCATTTATAAAATCTGTTGATTCTAATGATGCTGTTTTAAATCAAGAGGTGCCTAAAAATATTATTAGTTTTCACTCACCAGATACTAGTTTTAGAACACCTTACTTAGCTCCAATAGAACTAAAGTTATATGGACATGTTTCTGGTAATGCATTGCAAAGATTTATTGAACCACAAGGACATCCTAAGTTTAAACTATTAACTAATGATGCTTTATGGATTATAATTATTTCTGGTATTATTGATGCTTTATTAAGAACATCAGGAGAGAAAAAAATAAATTATCCACAAGGTGGTTTTACTGGACAGTATGATTCATTATGGACATTTGCTGGTGGAATCGGTAGTAACTTCTTACCTCCCAACTTACCAATATGGCCTACAGGTGCGGCATTACCAAATAATGTAACACCACAAATAGGAATTGGGGTTGATAATGCAACTTTTGCAGCTTCATTTGGAACATATAATGGTGTTGGTGGCTTTCTTGCAGATGCCTTTGGGGGAACAGACTTACTATCTCCAATATTTCAATTTCATAATAATAGTGCAATAGCTAGTGGAGGAACATATAATCCAATTAATTATGAAAAACCTTTAACTGGATATGAACAATTTCCAACATGGACACAGATACTATTAAACAGTATAGGTAGTGTGAGTCAAATAGGATTCTTCTTTATGGAAGGAGCAACTGCCGCAACAGAATTATTATATGCAATAGCACCTTATAGACAGTATGCATTGCAGCTTATTGGCCATGGTTTATATGATGCATTTAATCCTTTTAACATAACTGATACTAAAAGATTTAAAATTGCAGATGCCTCTTATGTATTTAAAAATATCTCATTTGAGATAGATGATTATAATGATACTACTACAGGTAGCTCATTTCAGAAATATACAATCAATAACTATAAAAGATCTCAGTTGCTAATGTTAAGAACTGAGAGACCAAACACACCTACAACAGATGGTCCAAAATTATTGGTAAATGGTAATACTGGTTTAGATCAATCATTAGGATCTCTGGGTATGTTTGATGATTGGTTAGGTCCCGATGGTCCAAAGATTAATGAAAAGAAAAAGAGTGTGCAATTTAGTGTTCCAATTGCTAGTCACTATGGTGCTATGAAAATAGACAATGATGATCAGTACGGTCAATTAAATACTATTACTCAATTTCCTATAACACCTTGTGAACAAAAATTTAATAAAAACAGTTTACCAAATAACACATTTACTGTTCAGGTATCAGTAAACCCTCCTGTTTTTGAAAGTGTTACACAAAAAGTTATAAGTCAAACTCCAGTAATATTTGGAGGAGATACATATATAACAAGATTTACAGAAAAGAATCCAATGTTCTTTTTTTATAATTGGTTATATACAGAACCTAATGGTTATGAGTATAACTACTTTAATAGTCAAATGATCCCTGAACCCAGATACTGGGCTAATAGTGAAAGATATGATGCTTCGCAGCTTAATCTATTAAACTTAGGTACTCTTACACAATGGGCTAATGATCTTATTAATGGAACAAATACAGGTACAGGTTTTTTTCCAAATGACTATTTTAATTTAGATAATGAAAATTATATCAGAAATAATGATACAATATTCCCAGGTTATCCTGGATTTACTAGTGCAAAGAATTCATACTTTTATTTATCTGCATCTGGGGTAAGAGACTTTTTTGTAGAGTCTGATGTAATCAATGACTTTAGAGAAGTTGGTACTTTTGATTATGAAAAATGTTATAATCCATATAGATACACAGACTTAGAGACTATGTTTAGAATGGATAAAATAACTGCAACAGAAGGCAACTTTTATCTATATGATTACTCTTTAAGTATAACAAGGCTTACAAACAGATATACATCATTTGGATTTTTACAGAGTGTGTACTATAATCCTGAGGTTGCTGAGTTATGTTATACTTATTATCCAAACACAATTACATATTCATTACCTGTAGCACAAACATCATCTACTGATAACTGGTTTATATTCTTACCATTAAATAGAAAAGAATTTGTTAGTCAAATTAGTGGAGTTAAAAACTTTGCTAAGACTGGAGCTTTTGTTACATTTAAAAATGATAGTCCAATAGTATTCCAAGGTGTAGATACACTTGAGATGGATGGATCAGGAACTAAAGTTATTATAGGTGACGGAGGTGTATTTGCAAGAGAACCTCAAAATATTGTGGTAGCAGATAAGCCTTACATGTATGGATCATCTCAAGGAAGATTGTCAGTAATATCAACTCCAGCCGGACTCTATTATATATCACAAGATCAAGGTAAAGTATTCTCATATGGGGAAGGACTACAAGAAGTATCACAGGCAGGTATGAAATGGTGGTTTGATTATTTCTT